GTAGTTTGCTTTTCCATCTCATCCGCTACACTTCTCACTTCATCTAATAATTGTGCTCTTTCTGCTTCCGATAAAAATCCATCATCAGATGGGCCTTTGGATTCTGCTGCAATAATCCTTTGAGCAATGGTTGCCAAACGAATTAATAAATCATCATTTTCTACCGAAAATTTTACTAAATCTTTAATAACAGGCCCTATTTCAGCAATATCACCTGCATGTCTGATTGATTTTTTAAATTCCTCAATCAAATCCCCTATTTTTTGTTTTTTAGTTCTTTGATTGGTGTAAATTTCCTGAAACAAATCAGATAATTTCTTTTCACCAAATAAAACGAAATCTGTTGCCTGTTGCTTTCCCATAATAATAAATACCTAATAACTAAATTTGTGTGGATAATATGTTTAGATATACAATCTCATCGTTTTCTTTAAGAGTAGTGAGCTCTAAATTTTTATCTTCATATGTATCCAATAAAATATATCTATATATATTTTCAATATCTAAATTTCTATAATATGAATATTGAATGTAATTATGCTCTATTCTTTTTTTAAATTCATCTGATGTACATAGTTTCATAACATCTGATGATTTCATTTTTGAAAACATTTCAATTACATCTACATAAGATTTAACAGTCGTTTGAGTATCGTTTAAATCTATTTTAAATGAAAATAAGTCGTTAAATAAAACGAACCCCAATTCTTCGATTATTTTTATTTGTTCCTCAGAAGAAATTAAAAGTAAAAAAGGTATTTTATGAGCAAAATTCCTTAAAGTTTTTTCAGTAAGATGTGAATTAAATCCATTATTATCAAATCCAAAATCTGAAAATGTCTCTATTGTAAATCCAAAAAAAGAATTTTTGTAAACTGATTGAAAATTAAAATCAGCATCTCTATTAGTGTAAGTGAATACACTCGAGTGATCGTGACTCTGCAGAATATCTAAATTATTTTTTATATTTGGAAAACTTTCAATATGTCTATTACCATAATGCTCTTCCCCGTTGCAACTCACATAGGATTGATTGAAATTTAAATTTCTATTTAGTAATTCGTTAAGAACCAATGCTCTTGGTTTTCGTATAGCGTTATTAGTAAAATAAAATTTTAAAAATCTTTCCGAATAGTCTTTAAATCCGGTATTTAATTGTGAGTGTTCGGAATGATCAGTAATTGATAATCCATTATGTAAACAATTAAACCTATCTAAGAAATGATTTGTAGAATGAAAAAATATATTTCTACTTAAAATTCCATTTTTTAAACAATTTTGATAAAAAGCCTTTGCTCCACCAAATGAGATGGGTTCGGTAAAATTATATAAAATTATTTTTTTATTAACTAAATTTTTATTAACCGTAATACGTTGAAAAAAAGGCAATTGATTTGTTATGGATACGAATAAAAAATCCGCATCAATATCGTTATCAACTTTTTCAAAAAATTTTTGATTATGGAGATGGGATACTGATATGAATTCAACTTTCAAATCATAAAAATATATCCTTACCATTTAATTTTCTTTATAAATGAATACAATTCATTGGAAATTAATCTATAACCTTCTCTATTAGGATGTTGAGTGCTTCTATTATCCCAATTTTCCTGATATTCCCAATACGTTTCATCGGTATGTTGTATTAACCATTCTCTAAATGTAGTTTGCATACACCCCCAATAATTTTTAGTTTCAACTAAATGAGTTTTATCATAATCTTTACTCACTCCTAAAAACATATCTTCTATCCCATCACATAAAACATAATTTATTTTATAGTGTGCAAAAAATTGTTGAAGAAAAATTATATAGTTTTGGTTCACTATTGAATAATATAAATCAGAATATAGGTTGGTTAGCCAAAATTTCTTATAATCTTCCATAAAAAAATCATAGTAACGATTTTCGGTTTGAGTTGATGTAAAGAATCTTTCAGGAGTTTGCATCAAATGCTTTGTACTCCAACTTAACCATTCTCCTTTAGGCCCATGTGGCATAAAAGGAAGATAATCTCTTAAAGATGAACTCCACATAACAACCACCAAATCATTTTTTGTAGTTATTCCGTTCTTAACATCATCTATAATTTGATTAAATATTTTATTATTTGGATTACCACTTATACCATTATTTTCATATGTAAAGTTCAAATCATCTGCCAAAAACTTAACCCAACTATTCTCTTTTTGGTAAGCCATCTTTTCGTGTTTGGAGAGGTCATCTTCGACTTCTCGATTACAACCCTCTCCAATAGTCCAACTATCACCGTATGCAACTAATCTTTTCATTTCTTTTTTATAAGATAATTTTCCAATACTAATAAATCTAATCCTATTTGTAAAAATGTGTTTATAGCAGTTTGTGGGTTCAATATCATTGTCTGATCCTTAACATTAAAAGATGTGTTTAAAACAATCGGAAATCCCGTTTTCTCCTCCAATTTATCTAATAGTGAATAAACTCTTTCAGTTTCGGGTTTCTTTTTTAAAGTTTGTATCCTAGCACTACCATCAATATGAGTAATAGCAGGTAGTTTATCCTTAAATTCTTTTTTAACACTCACAATTTGATTCATATATGGAACTTCTCTATCCCATTCGAAATATGTAGAAGTGGAGGAATCTTTCACAATTGGTGCAAAAGGTCTAAAACCTTCTCTCTTTTTTACAATTTTATTTATTTTAGATTTCATTTCAGGATTTCTCGGGTCAGCAAAAATAGAGCGATGCCCCAATGCTCTAGCTCCCAACTCCAATCTACCCTCAAACCAAGCAACCACTTTTCCATTTGAAATTTCAGTTGATACAATATCGATGATTTCATTATCAGATAATTTTTTGTAAATTAATTCTTTATTATAATTTCGTAATATTTGTAAAATATATTCATTTGAAAATTTAGGCCCTAAAAATGGATTAGTGTTATCATATCTTTCTTTTATAGTTCCCCTATAAAATGAAATCAAACATGCTCCAATTGAAGAACCGGAATCAGATGGTGCAGATGGTATCCATACATTTTTAAATCCTGTCTTTTTTGAAATTTTACCATTAGCAGTTCCGTTGTATGCACATCCACCACCTAACACCAAATTATCACATTTAGTTCTACGATGTAAATCTTTTAATAATCTAAAAAAATACATTTCATAAATAAATTGAACGGCCGCCGCTAAATCTTTATGAGAGTGTGTCAATTCTTCGTTAGGTAATCTAGGTAATAAATCTAAATGTTTTGATAATTCTGATGTAAACATAACATCATCATTTTTATGATAATCAAACATTTTCATATTCAATTTAAACCCGCCTTTTTTTGATGGATAAATTATTTCTCTAAATTTATGAACAAAAGTTTTAGGATTCCCATAAGGAGCTAATCCCATTACTTTATATTCCCCTTCATTTGGTTTAAACCCTAAAAATGCGGTAAATGTAGAATAAAACATTCCCAATGAATTTGGAAATTGTGTAGATTCTAATTCTTCCCAATCATTTAATTTATTTCCCTTTGCTAAAACAGTTGTATCCCATTCACCTACCCCATCAACTGTCAATATAGCAGCCTCTTCAAATGGAGATGTTAAAAATGAATACCCAATATGAGAATCATGATGAGATGTAAATTTAATTGTTGCATTTGAAAATAAAAATTTAATTTGTTTCTTCAAATCATAATATTGTCTAATACCCTTTACCGCAAATTTGAAAGCATCCCTTATCTGAAAATTATCCAAACACGCTGATACAACTCTATGTGTTTTTAACAAAGGCTTTTCATAAAAACAAACTTCTTCTATATCCTCAAATGAAAGTTTAGATTCATCCATTATCCATTTAATAGATTTATGTGGGAAAGAACTATCATGCTTTACTCCACTAAATCTCTCTTCTTCTACTGCTAACTTTACTTTACCATCAACAACTAAACACGCTGAACTATCGTGATAAAAGCAACTTATTCCTATACTAATCATATTAAAAAAAACTATCTTCTTCTATTTCAATATCTCCTGTATTTAAAAACTCTTCTAAAATTTTATCTTGATGAGTTTTCATTATTGAAATAACTTTTGTTATATAATGTGTTTTATGACCTGTCATTTCTCTTATTAAGAGATACAGGCTCTTTTTATTAAAATTTTCTATGTAATCAACCCTTCTAAATAATTCCAATATAGCATCTGCAATCTGAATATCTCTTTTTTTATCAAATACGGAATTTAATTTTTTATCCCAATATGCTAACATTATATTTCTAAATTCAATATGATTATCATTAGCTTCTGCACTAACATAATCCTCAGATGGATTCCAGCTTTCAGGCATTGCTGAAATTAAATCATTTTGTTTATATCGTTTGTAGTTTGAGTTGTTTAATAGAATTAAATGGTTTAATGCCATTCTGGTAAAATAAGAGAATGCCTTACCCTTTCCTTCCTGAAACATATGTATTTTTGAAATCATTTGAGATACAACTTCTCTTTTTACATCGGAAGGAGAATCATCAAAATAAGAAAATTTATAAGTATTTAAAACATTTTCTGCTATTTTTTCGAAAGGATATTTTATTTTTTCAACATATAATACATTCCTTTCTCTTAAACTTTCTGATTTATTATAAGCAATTATCGCTTCTTCGGTTTCCAAAGTAAAATACATTTTATTCTTTGGAGTCTTCGGTTTTCTTGACATTTTAATCTAAAATATTTTTAAATGATTCTATTTCATCTTTAATTTGAGAAAAAACAGTACCTACATCATCATCTTTTTCAAAAAGCTCTTTACTATCTAATTCCCTAATTGTTTTTAACAATTCTTCATATGCTTCTCTTCGGTTTACTATAAATCCTTCGTAGTACTCAATTTTTTGTAATGCGTTAGCGATTCCATATAATAAAAACCCAATTACTAAACATAACAACACTACTAATAATGTAATAAAAATTTCCATAATTTATTTTTTAAGCTTCCCCTATGCCTCCGAAATAAGGAAAAGATTCAATTTTATTTTCTCTTTCTTCTCTGATTTTATCCAATTTTTTAGAAACAACTTTTACTTTTTCATCCATCATTTTACCAATTTGTTCGGAAGATAATATATTTTGCTCTACCATAATATCAGTAAGAGTAGCAATTAATAATTCTGCCTGGAGTAATCTTGCTGATAAATTATTTAATACTTTTGTTTGCTCATCTAATGCATTAAACACAATCGAATTATCATTTTCAAATTTATTCATTATTTTTTACATTATCACATACCCCTTATCCATAAATTTTTGGATATGCTTAAATTTAATTTGCTCAATCATGCCATCAGGTGATTTAGCCATAACTAACTGATTTCTTTCATGCTTAACTTCCCTTACCATTGGTTTATTAACATTTTTATCAGCAATTGTAATACCATCTAAAAGATCAATCATTTGTTGGGCATAAATGCATTCATTTAATCCTTCTTTATTATTTTCCAAATCTCCCTCAAATACTACTAACCCCAAATTATCAGTTTGAACTTGTAATTTAGATGATCTATTAACATATCTGTATTTTTTACCTCTATCGAACTCGGAAATTTCCTGTGAAAGAATTGTATCACCTGCATATCCAGTTATAGTTGGATTTATAAGTAAAATAGGAGTTTCTGAATTGATATAAATCGCTCTAAATTTATTTTCAATTGTTTGTGTTGAAACTGCAAATAAATTATTTCTTCTACAATAGGAAGATAATTTTTTGTTTAATAATTCTTCATCAGCTTGTGTAAATTGTGAAGACTCTATTTTTCTAATTTTCATATTATATGTTATTATTACAAATGTATTAATAATTTTTTAATTTTCAAACTATTCTTTTGTTTTTTTATAAGTAATCCAATAATTAACCGCATTTTGGTCGTTTATCCACTTAGATTTATCACTCCAATTAAATCCAGGTCTAGCATAATATGGTAATAAATCTTTTGCAACTAAAGCTCTATTTGGATGTGCGGTCATATTATCTATTAAACCATCGCCATCGGTATCATATCCATCGATAGAACCATCTCCATCTAAATCAATACCTCTATTTGAAAAATCTCTTTGTAAACTTTCTAATTCTATATCAAATTCAACGACTTTTTTTTTAAGTCTTCTTCATATCTCTCCTTTGCTTCAATTAAAGCATCAACTGGAGCAGGAGGATTTACTATATTTTCGAAAAATACCTCTTTATCATTCTCTGATTGTAAGATATTTTCTACTATTTCCTCATTTTTATCGTTTTTTGTTAAATTTTTTCCATTATCACCATAAATTTGATAATTTTTTTCCACTAATTCGGAATTTTGTCGAATTATCTCATCATTTTTTCGGTTTGTAATTATTAAACCATTAAATGCAATTATTAACGCTACCGCTAATGGGTCAAATACTAATACAATGATAAGGATAAAGAATTTTACAACATCGTTAAGTGGAACATTAAATGCTTCTGCTACAAAACGAAATCCACCAACTTCTCTTTCTAATTCAATATTATTATTTTTGATAGAATTGATAGAATCTAATGAAATATTATTCTGAACTGTTAAGTCATCAATTCTTTTTGAAATTGAAGCGATTTCTTTATCAGCATTACGAATCATTTGAGTAACTCTACTTGTAGATGAATTTCTATCTATTTGCTTAGATAAATTTGCTTCCTGTGAGTTACGAATATTTTGTTGATTAGTCAATTGAGTTGTATAACGAGCAATCTCAGCATCATTCTTTTCTATTTGCGTTTGATATACTGCAATATCTCTTTCCACTTTCTGTAAGGAAAGGTTTTGTTGTTGGAAAGCATTTGAAAGATAACCGAATATACCAGCGGATGTGATGAGCATTAAAGTAGCAACTGATATAGTCAAATACCATTTGTTAAATCCTTCAATTTCATCCCATTTTTGTTTTAAATAGGTAGCAGCAACTAATTTAGCAAGTTCTAATGAACCAGCCATCACCATTACTGATAAAGATGCTCCAGCAAATAATACTCCTAAACCTGTAACTGAAAAATAAGCCGCACAACCTGCGATTAAAATTGCTGAAAATCCTACTAAGATTTTTAACCAATTCATTTTATCCTAAATCGATAAGGTCATTGTTTGTTTCGATTAACCCTTTAACTTCTTCCAATAATCTAATTGCTTCTACATTATTTGCAGGTCTTGCTCCGTTCATCATATCCAACACGATTCTGATTCTTTGTTTGATTGCTTCGTTGTTGTCTTGAATCCTTTGTCTAAATTTTGCCATAAAAATTTTTGTTTGTTATTATAAATATATACTAATAAAAAAGGGAAGATATAATCTCTTCCCTTCTAAAAGTAATAAAAAAAATTCAATTAACCAACTTTAATCGTAACTTTTTTAGGTTTTGTTTCTTCCTTTCTTTCTAATGTTATAGTTAATATACCATTTTTAATTACTGCTTTTGCATTTCTACCATCGAAATTTTTACCAATAGTGATTTTTTCATCAATTTTAGAAACCAATTCATTATATGGTGTTTTTTCTTCTGGTTTACTTGATTTGATTTCAATTTTATCTTCATAACAATTGATTTCAATATCATTTGCATCATGCCCTAATACGGCTAATGCTATAACTGCTTTTTCATCATTCACATCAATTGCTAATTTAGATGGAACATAATTTTGGTATTCTGTTGTTGCCTGATACCATAGCGGGTCGTTTGAAATTCTTTCGATAATTCTTTGTAATTCTGAATTGAACATAATTTTATTTTTTTAAGTTATACCCTATAAATTACAAATTCCATACCACCGAAATGATATGGAATTTATGTCAGAGTTTTATTGACAAAATGTCACTATGCTACTAATCCTAATTTAAGTAATCCAAAATATTCCTCTTTAACACTTTCCCAATAACTTTGGCCAGTTTCTTTAGTCTCTGGAAATTTACCTTGTTTATAATCACTTATAAATTTGATTTCTAAGAATCCTAAAAATCTAGTAAAATTATTTGATATTGTTTGATTGGTATTAAGTAGAATTCTCACATCTACCATAATATCCCTCATAATAGTTCCTAAAAACTTTCTATCATCTGAAGTTAATCTGGTCATTAAATCTAAGATAGGTTTAATCTGAGTGTTATATTCCTTCTCATCTATTCTATAATCACCACTTTTAACTTTTTTCATATCATCAAATGCTAAAGAGTTAGTATGACAGAATATATAAATTGGATTTGCTTCACCCCACCCTTGTTTCTTAGCTACATTCATCGATTCAAGCATTTTCCCATATGTGTAAACACCTGATTCATCACCTAACATCCCCAAATTACCTTTATGGGATTTAATATAGTTTTTCAACTTCCAACCTGCGTAAGTAGTATTCGTTGTAATCAACATTTTATGAAGTACATCAATATCAGATGATGATACCCAAGGTACATTTATACACGCTATATTAGGTATCTGATATCCTTTTTCTTTTAAATCCTTAAGAGAAAAATATCTAGTATGCCCCTCAAAAATCATATAAGTTTGCTCGCCCTTTTCATTTAAGGTGTGAGGCACTACATTTATTTGAGTAAAAAATCCATTTTTTATAATAGAAGATTTGATAGTAGGAATATTCTTAATATTTAAATCTCTATTATTAGGATGGGGTACTATATTTTCAAATGGTATTGAAATAGGCTCTGCCATCTTAACAATCTTATTAGGATTCAATATTACACTTTCATTAATAATAAATGAATCACAAGCTGATTGACCTTCGAATACAATAACACCTCTATCTCTTAAATCCTTAACATTTTTAGAGTGTTTTTTTGAATTCGGCTCCCATTCACACATTATAACCATTCTGATTTCTAATGTCTGTAATGTTTCAAATAACTTTAAAATTTTAGTTACTTCTGCAGAATTGATAAAGGTTTTTGCTTCAATCCAATTACCCTTATATTGGTAATCTGCAATTCGGTCGGATAGACCATCATTAATTGTTTTGAATACAGGTGGTATTCCTGATTCTTCGAATTTTTCAGCGATATATGTTTGCCACTCATCGCCATGTGCGTAACGGGCTTTCATAACTTCGCTGGACAACTGCTCGGCTAAAACGCCATTTGTTGATTTTTCCATAAAATTATTATTTTTTGTGAATCTTTGATATAGGGGTTCACATTACCCTTTATTTTAAAAAGTATTATTCAACCCTTGCTGCCTTTCGATGACGGTGCTCATATGGTCTGCCCAATGAAGAATATACTGAATGGTATATCGAAGGTATTTAGATGTATCATATACCTTATAATACTTTTCATTATCTTCATCATATACGCCATCTGTTAATTTGATGCCAAACCATTCTTTATCAGAATATGTAATACCATATTGACTAAGTGTAAAAAATCCTCTATCAGTAATACTCATAAACGGAATTGCTTCATTTCTTTTAAAGAATTCACCTCTATTTTTTATATGCCAATCTGAATCATTAGGAATATAATGCATCTCACCTTTAGTTCCTAATTTACCTAAATCATGATGCAATGCAGAAAAAATTAACTCTTCATCAGTAAAATCTACTGTACCACCACATTCAATAAAAAGATTTTTCATTTTTAATGCGTGCTTACATACATTGAATATATGGTCAATATACCCACCTTCATAAGCATAATGAAAATTTTTATTACCACTAGCAGGAGATAACATAAGGTTAGGCCCTAACTCATCCATAGAATACATTTCCAATAGCCTTTGCTTTCTTTCACCTGTGATGTATTTATCAACTATTCCTAAGAACTTTTGATAATTCTTTTCTAATTCTTCATTTGTACGTTTCATAATTTTTTCTTTTATTTTTTAAGTTTTATTATTCTCTAGTTTAGTCAATAATTAAAAGATACCCCAAATATACGAAAATTTTTCCAATTTTCCAACTATTCTACCAAAATCTTTTTGAATTTTTTTCTTCATAGTTTTCAAACTCATCCGGAATTATAATCTCTTCCCTATTTTTAAGGTATTCTGCCTTCGTTAGAACCTCGTTCTCACACTCAACTATGGTTTTACCTATCCTCAACTCTAACTCTCTATAATTAACCCCTATCCACCCCCAAAACGATTCTCCTCCGATGTAGCGGATACCATCCTTCATATAATCATGTGAATCAGAAAAAGCGGTAGCAAAAAAAGGTTTAGTAGAATTTTTTTTAGTTGATTCGGTTATCTTATCTAACGCATCGTTTAAATAAGTTCCTGTTTGAGTATTGGAATCACTCTTAAGTTGCCCTTCCCAAATAAAATCACCTTCAAACACCCTTAAATCTATTCCTAATAATTTTTCATCTTTATCAGTATTGATTACTTTTAAATTTTTAGAACATTTTTCAGCAATTTCTTGTAGAGTCAACCCCAAAATTGTAGTGAGTGTTCTTTCTAATGATAATACCGGAGAATACCTACTGTATTTTTTGTAAAGATTAAAATCATTTGTATAAACTTTATCTAATACTCTTCGAACTACTCTATCTCTTAGTTTATCTAAGATTTCTTTCATTTTAAATTTTCTTTTGTGAGTACGAAATAAAGCATGTCCAATTCTTCTACAAATGTACAAACTCCTAATCCCCCGCTATCATACAATTCAATAATGTATTCACCCTCTTCCAGCCCAATATCATTTGATTCCACATTATATGAACTTATTAGATACATACAATTAGGGTCTGGATTATTTTTAGGTAACTTAAGCATATATGCGTAAACACCAGGTTCTCCATTTTCATCATCTATTTTTTCAAACCCATATTTTACCAAATGTTCTTCGGTAATCGGGGTCAAATCAATCTGTATTCGTGGTTTCATTAGTCTAATATTATTTTTACAAATCTTCTTAGGTTTGAATTATAATTGTAACCCTGTACAATTAAAGTATCACCCTTCATCCTAAGTATTGGAGCAATTACGATATTAATTTCACCATTTTTTCCACTGTAAGAAGATGGATTAATGGTAGGAACTAATTCAGTTTTATTAGCAATTAAAGGCGGTAAAACGATTGTGTCTAATTGGCCTTTATAAAGATTCATATAGGTTTTAGTAATTGTTGCTATTGTATCATTTCGTTTTAAATGCCAATACAAATTACTTTCCCATTCTACTTTTTCAGAGGGTGTTGGTTCTTTACCATTTACTAAAAACTTACCTGTAATTCTATGTATAGATTGATTTTTGGTAACATCTAATTTTAATCTATAAAAGCCATTATTATCCTGAGGTAAACTCCTAAGACCTGTTTGGGTAAGAACCGAATCTATTGTAAATGAATATTCTTTAAGTGGTACTATTTCATCATCTTTAGAACAACTAATTAATATTGAAAGTAATGTAGCACCTAAAATTATTTTTTTCATAACAAATGTTTTAAAACTGAATCCCAGTTAGGAAATTTTTCAGTTCCGAATTGAATTAAAGAACCTTCAAAATCACCTGCCCCATTAGCAGTTCTATCATCAATAAGGTAATCTCCCTTTAACATATTTTTTAAGTGAGTAATAGCCATTTTCTTATGGAACAATCTACCGAAATGTTCTTCAATCCAAAATCTCTTATCCATAGCCGCCATTGGGTTACCCCACGGCGCTGCAGTTGCAATATAGAGTTCATATTGATTACTCTCCGCTAATTTATTAACTGCTTCAATAGCTCCTTCAATTGGAGGAGGGTTTCGAAATATACCAGGTATGTGGTCGTATCTCCCTTCGTAAGCTATTTTTAAAAATTCATTATTCGATGTACTTTCCTCGACATGTCTGGCAAAATCTACCAAAACACCATCCATATCAATCCATATAATCTTTTTTTCCATTATTCTATTTTAATCTATACATAAACAAATCACCACAATCATCATCGTAATCATCATCCTCAACTACGTTGATACCACTACCGATAATTTCTTGTAATTTACTAACATTAACTCTACTCCAATAACCAAATCTCAGGTAAACATCGTTTGAACCTCCCATTACCTGTTTGATATCAAAAGAACCAAATTCCGATTCAATTTTTTTCAATGTTGAAATATCTAATCCGTTCATCATAATTTTATATTTTATATTTTAAGTTTATTAAAGATATTGAGGGCCGTACACACCATAACGAGCAGTACCATCCATAATATTACCTCTCGAATGTTTAGCAGGTGATTTCCAACTCGCCGGTTTTAACAAATCACCTTTCTTAATCGGTGCTCCTTTTAAGTCACCATCTACTCTACTGATAAATCCCCAACAAGTTGAACCCTTCCACAATCGGATAAATTTATTACCAACATCAACGGTAACATATTCGGGTTTCAAATTTGGAAGAGATTTTGCGTAATACTCTTCAATTTGTTTGTTCACACCTTCTACAAAGGATTTAACAACTGGATTACTTTCCAAATAATTAACTGATTTTTCGTTCATTGTTCTCATATATCTTATCTTTTATTACATAGTAAAGATATGATAAAATTTTGGATTTTCCAAGCATTTGAGGAAATATTTTAAAAAAATAACCCATTGAAAATCAATGGGTTATATAAAATCTATTAAAATTCTTTCACTAAAATCGTAATCAAACGTAATTGGATTATTGTTTGGTTCATAGCTCAATGTACAAATACATCCGTTAAATGCATATCCACTCCAATCTCCATATTGAATAGGAGCATATCCATAATCTTCGTGAATGTGCCCACTAAAATGTAAATGTGGTTTTACTGCGTGTAATCTATGTAATAAATCAGCACATCCAACGTTTTCATATGTACGATATGTTTTATCCCTATAACCATAGATAGGCCCGTGAGTAATTACAATATCAGTATCATTCGGAATCCCATCCCAAATTTTGGAAATATCCTCACCCCTATCTTCATTGAACGCCCAACCATATCCAAACGATGGGCTGATAGGTGAACCCCAAATTTTTATTCCATCCAATTCAACAAATGAATTCTCTAAATAGAATACATTAGGATTCAAATCGGAATTTAATAATATATCCAACCATTGTGGTTTACCAAATGAAGCGGGTGTATCCCAATTATTTCTACCACCATCAAAATAATCTAATTTATTCCTTAATAGAATTTCGCTATCAAAAGACATATCGTGATTACCTGCGATAAAAATCTTATTAGTGTATCCTTCAATTTTATTAAACCACTTAACAAAATCCTTAACTTCGGATTCTCTACCTAATGAACTGATATCACCGCTGTGAATAAGCAAATCGCCACCCGGCAGTTTTCCGTTTAACTTTTTGTGCTTATTGTGTGTATCACTAATGTGTGTTATTCTCATTTTCATATTATGAATATACGAAATTATTTGGAATTTTACAAATTTCTTTTTCGCCTGAATTTTTATAAACTACACTAAATAACAATGCAATTCTATTAATATCTTCATTTAAAATTGAAACTTCGTGTTCAGGATCACTATCACCTCTAAAATTAAGAAATAATAATTTACCAAATTCAGGTGCAACAGTTTCGCCATTTACTATAAAATTCCCCCCTATCTTAATATTATAGTTTTTATTGAGATATAATAAGATATTAGCTGGCTTTATTAGTTTTTGCTTTTCCATTGTCAATGATTTACCATCAGTATGTCTCATTAAAATTCCATTTTTTTTATACATTGTAAGTAAAGGATTATCAATTTTTAATTGCTTTATACGAAATTCAGTTTCATTTATTTTTCTAAGTATTATATCTTCACCGTATATTTCTAAAATTTTTGAAAAAATAAAATTGTAGGTATTCGGGTATTCATTCCAATTTAAAGATTCCCCATATAATGAAAATTGTCCAATTTGTTTATCACCGTTAAGTGTAATCCAATTGGATATTTTTTCATAATCCACTAATAATTCATTGTATGATGAAAAAAACTTCGTGCTATTTTTTTCATAATCAGGAAATATTTGTTGGTATTCTGAAAATGGCCCTCTAAAAATCAATTTAGTGTATCGGTGAGTTTCATTACAAAAATCATACATTTTATCCAATTCTTCTATTAATGAAGGTTCTTTGGTTAAATCAAATTCAAAAAAAGGTTTTTCCATAAACAATATATATACTTATACATATACGGTTATATTAATTGTTTTATGAAAAAAATATTCAAAATAGATTTCGGGCAATTTGATTCCCATAAAAAACTAACTTCAGAATACTCTCTTAATTTTGAAGTACAGCCTCATCCAATCGCAGAACTTTGGTTTGATAAACTTAAAGACCTTCTTTCAGATTCAAGTTGGAAATTAGAAACCAGATGGGCCGCATTTAAACTACCATCTAGAAATCCGAAAATATTAGTTGAAAAACTAAAAAGATGTGTAGATTTAATTAATAACTCAGATTGGTTTGATTATCATATTATCGAATCCGATAGAATTACCGAAGATTATCCTATGGAAGTACATAATATTATACATCACCATTTTGAGATATTAATTGGGCAAGTATGGAAACCTTCGGAATATTGGAAAAAAATAATTGATAAAAAAGATTGGGTATTAGTTGACGCCGTAAGGGGATTAAATGATCTTTCACATGAAATTGAAGAGTGGAATATGGGAGGTGATGCTACTATATGTACAACTTTTATGAATGGACTAGCTCCAATACAGAAAGTAGAATTACCACAAGAAGCCGATGAGTGGTTTACATTAGATGGTGCATTTGGTAGGGGGTATTTACATTATGCACAATTAGGAAAAACATGGCAAGAAGTTTGTATAGATGATGATGACCATATAGACCCATCGAATATTTCAGAACATAGATTGTTAAGTGGTGAATTTGATTTACAATTTTCTCTATTTGATAGAACTCATGAGGGAATGGTTGAAATGTTTAATATGAGAGAAAAGTTAGCAAAATTCGACAGAACACCTGAAGATAAAACTTTAAGACTAGGATATTGTCCAATATTTGATATCGTAAATCAATCGGAACTAAATAAATCCGATAAAGAAAATATAATTGATAATGTGAGAAACCATCCTCAAATTATTAGAATGAATTTAGATGGAATAGAAAGGCCTTTTATTCCTTACTTTGATCCTTATTAATAAAATCAATTAATTTTTCTGCATATATTCTATTACCCCTTTCAGATAAATGAAAATCAGTTTCGGAATAGGTTAATTTATTTTTTTTAGCCCAGTCCGATGAAGATAAATCCATATCAGGTCTAAAAATATTTAAAGTATCGAACAAATCGAAAGGTAATACAAATTCATCGAAATATAAAAAAACTATTTTGTTATTTTTAGTTAATGCAGATGATTGAATATGATATAAATTATAAAACAATTTTTTAAATTCGTAAAAATCATTATGTATATTTAAAAAATAATGGTCAAAAAATTCATTTTCATTGAATATAAATTTACCATCTTTTGTTTTACTAACATCATTACTCTGTAAAAATCTATCGCAATATTCATTTTGTGAAAGTTTTACAGACACTAAATCATTTATTCTAGTATCCCAATATGCAGTTCTTGTTAAATGGGTAGATTGAAATAAAATAAGTGAATCAAAGATTTCATTTTTAAAAAATTTTTCATTAAATCCATAAATGATTTCTTCATTCGAATTACCAGGAGAACTCCAATTTTCTAAAGAACAATTATAGTGTTCAGCAACAATATCTGCGAAACCAGTATAAAAATCTTGCCTCCAGCAAGAATAGGAACACCCGAATGTAAATACCTTATTAAACATTTTATGTGGTGGAGATGGTGGGATTCGAACCCACGTCTTATAAAGTAATCATAATACCAACGTTTCACAAGTTTATTCCTTTTTCTAAAGGAAAAAATATGTAGTTTATACTTCCCCGCTAAAACTACAAAATTCAGATGGTTCAACTTTTAGAGTCTGAACCAAAAACCAGCTCTTTGTAAACACTTCTGTTCCTAGGTTGTATGTGCACCGACCCGAGTTGGACTAGGCAGCTACTGCGTAATCCGCACCAACGAATGCCATAGCATCTTCGAAGGTGAATGAAGATAATTCTTCTGCGTTTATTGTTTGATTCCTTTATTAAAGTGGTTTGAGAACCTTCCCACTACTTGTGATATTATAACTCACATCATAATCAAATCCGAGTCATCCCCATATTACTTTTTATAAAATATAAATATTGGTTCGTATTTGTAAAACTCACCATTAATCTTCATACTATTTTTTACATTCGATAAATCAACACCTGTCATTGGTGACATTGTCATCTTTATCTTACCCTGATATTCCATACCCAATTCAGTTAGGATATCAATTGAATCCTGCTCCAATGGGTAAAAACTTTTACCAATTTTAATATCTGCAATATTCCAAAGGATGTATCTATCATTTCGCAGCCATTCATAAGCAGTTATTAATGTAGGTCGTAGGAATCCATCTCTCCAACTTTCGTAGTTTCCGAATTTCTTATAAGATTGAGTTTCATCATCTGAATATCTTTCTCTATCAAAATAGGGAGGTGAGGTAAATACAAAGTCCAATTGACCTTTCCATTTTTGGAATCCTTCTTGCTCACTAATAATTTCACTTCCTGTTCTGTAAATCTCATAGGTATTTTTATGCCCCCAAAATGGATTTGCTGCACCTGGTATACGCGAGTTAAAAAATTCCGCTAAATACTCATAACGAGTCTTATCTATTTCATCAATATAATTCTCCGTATTCGGGTCATTTCCAATGTAATGAATATTTCTATCATCAACACTCAATGCACCCAATATTCTACCACCCCATCCCGAAGAAGGGTCATAGATATTAATTTGTTTTTGGTCTTTAATATGGTTTGTAAATCTTTGATACAAATACTTCGCAGTAAGTGGAGGAAAGTTTACAGCTGCCTGAGTTCCCATTCCGATTCTAAACGCCGCAGTTGCTTCGGGGAAAATAGTTTGACCTAAAGGATACCACTTTAATTGAATAGGTTGTTTTTCCAAATCAACCAATGAGTCAATATCTTCACCCCAATTAGCAGTTTTCAAAGATGATATGTGTTTATATTGAATAACACCATCTTTGTATAATTGCTTCACTTCTTCTGCGGTAATAGGTAAAGATTCAATTCTACTATCAGTTTGCGCTAAACAAAAATCATGTCCTTCCCATACATCGCCTTTCATCCATTTTTCAATCCATTCTTTTGCAGTTGGTAAGTGAGAATTATGATGTTCTTTGTTACCTTTAGCAAGAGTTTTAGAGAAACGATACATTGCATCCTGTCGTGTCAATCTTCTCATTTGTTTTGCAAATTCAGGAAGATATTCATCCTTACAAAAGATATCGTAAATAGATGGTTTTGGTTTATCATAGGTTGAACCACCAATACCAGTCTTATACATTGCAGGAAAAAATTGGTTTACAGGAGTAGCAAATTTATTGAAGTTAAAAATTACTTCATCCCCGTCATCATCCTTTTCTTCAAATTTATCTACTTTATATGTTTGTAGTTTAGAGAATTGTTCTATGATTTCAGCTTCGGAAGAACCAATACGAGGAGGCGCTCCTGTTTCGTTCCATACTTCAACAACGGTCTTTCTGAACATCGCTACCCAATCCTCAAATTCTTTTAGTGTCATTTTAAGAACATCTTCATATTTCAAATTGATATGGGGTTCATTAAAATAATCACACTTTTCGTAAAAATACTTCTTTTCTGACATTATAGTTTTATTAGTATCCGAAGATACGAAAAAAATGTGGAATTACCAAATAAATTAATAATTCAATATGAAATTTTTTAACAGATTATGATTATGGATTAACCCTTCTAAATGGTAATTGTAATAATCATGAAAGTCAGAATCCGTCATTTCCAATAATTCAAACAATTTTTTAAAATATTCCTCTTCGTTTTTGTAGTAAAAAGAATCCAAACAAAATCCTAATTTTTTTAAAGATATTAGATTATCAAATGAATATAATAGAGCAGGGATACACCCCATTAAAAGTGGTTGGAAAGTTTTTTCACTAAAACAAAAACACATATCCATAGTTTCACTCCCAATATGAATTTTACAATTTTCCAAATATTCAAATGTTTTAACTGATATGTTCTTATCACATAAGTTTATACCATCATCATATAATGGCTCTTTTATTTCGTTAAAATTATTTAAAAATGATTGATTAAGATAAGGTATATCAATATCGGAGTTTATATTAAATTCAAAATTATTTGATTTATATAAATCATAGTTGGTTGCGTTGAATTTCACCGCAATTTTTTCATTAAAATCATTTTTTAATAAAAAATTTAAAATTTTTATTCTAAAGTGTTTAACGTTGTTTGATAAAAAAAGACCTCTAAATCTATTTTTATTAAAATCCATATTAAAGAACTTTTCGCAATATGGATATATCTTTAGGGTTTTAAATCCGTTAGATATGAAATATTTAGAACCTTCTATATGAAAATTAATTTGATCAGATAATATAATTTTGTCAAAATTATTTTTTATAAATTCATTACATTCATTTCTTATAGGATCATTTGAATCATTGAATATGGGAAGTATTTCAAAGTCATCCTGTATTAAAAGGATTTTTTTATCCGATATTTCAACTAATTCTTTAAACTCTGAAAATTTATAGATTGCAAAATTTAAATTAACTACCCTAAATTCAGTTGTTTCTAAATTTATGTAATGCCTAATAACCATTATTCTCTAATTGTATCCAATGTTACACAATGAGGCCCTCCACTAAAAGTTCTGGCGTGTCTCATTTTTACAGGTATAGAATCTACTCCCCATTTTTTAAGCTCTTTTATAAGAGGAATTTGTCTTTCCTCTACAATCATAGTTTTTTCATCATAAGAAAGTGTGTTCATTCCTAACCAAGAAGATGCTTCCGCCCAATGTTCTAAGAAAGGAGTATCTATCATCTCAGGAGAGTATATTTTATCCCATTTTTTGAATATTTCCGGCATATTGGTATCATTTACCCTTTTTGGATTAAGTAAGACCAGTCCCTCTCTAATTAACACGAAAGTGGTATCTATATGAATGAAAGCATATACATCTTGAATAGGATGGACTTTATACTTTTCTTTCATATTTTCATCTAACCATTTTTGTAGATATTGAGCCCCCGCTAAATTACCGGTATTAGAAACTAAATAAATTATATCATTATTACATTTTAGAAGATTGGCTGCATCAAATACTGGTTCTTCGTTTCCTAATGTTGGGCCAGGTAATAATTCCCTATTATAGATTGAATCTAATAATTTTGGTTTAGGGAAATCCACCCAACAACTTTCATCAAAAAGGTGTTTAAATGCTCTTGTCTCATTTTGTCTTTGGCGGAGAGCCATTGGAGTAGCAATAACCTTATCTTCTATCACTAACATTGAATCTCTTGGGCAATATCCATAATACCCATCTACTTCCCAATTATCAGTTGAATACTTCTCACTCCAATCAATAAGTTTAGGTCTAAAAACTTCTACACCTAAATCTTCTAATGTTTTGCTAAAATTATCTAAATCTTCGATTGTTTCTTCAATCATCCAATTAGGATATCTACCCGATGGGATTCTTAAAAATTGTTCATCGGTGTAGTGCGCATAATCTATCGTATGCAATGATTTATCTTTTACAGTAGGTACTTGAGCAAATTCAGGTCTTCCGACAATTATTTGTTTCAGTTTACCCCATTCGTTTTTAATATAAGGTTTTATCATCTATCTCTTTTTTGTAATATTGGATTATTTGTAGGCCATTCCATTTGAAACTCCGGGTCATTCCATTTAACTACACCTTGCTCATCTGCATCCACATAACCATCTTTATAAAATAGGTTATAATGAAACATACAATCGGTTAATGCGTAGTGTCCGTTTGCAAATCCTGGTGGAACTAATACCTGATTTCTTAATCTCTCTGAAATTATATAAGATTCCCAGTCTCCATAAGTAGGAGAATCTTTTCTCATATCTAATACAACTAAGTAAATATCACCTACCGCTGCTTGGACTAGTTTCCAAGTCTTATTATCCCAATGCAATCCCCTTAGTACACCTTTATAAGAACGAGAAAATCTTCCGTGTATTTCACACCCATCACTCACATAATTCATTACAGGATGTTCTTTTGAATGAAATGTTGTAAATATCTCACCCCTATATTCTCTGAATACGGATGGTTGAAATTGTGGAACTTCTATACCAAAAGTTTTTGATGGAGTAACTTTGAACTCATCCCATTTATTATTCATAACTTAAATCTTATTAAAATTATTTTTTATAAATATGTTTTGCGCAGCTTTATGCCATTCTTCACAATAACAGGTAATTTTTTTACAATCCGATGGTAGAGCTGAAATCACTTTACTTACGAACCATTCAGGAGTATTTTCTGGTCTTTTTATTATTTTAGTAACATATAAATTATACAAATAATATTCACCTTTTGCTTTGGGTTCGAGGAATACATATCCTATCGGCTCATTTATATAATAGAGGATAAATAGTATGTGGTTAGAATCTATTCTATTTATAACATCTTCATATTCAAACATATTATCCCATTTATATTCGGAATTAAAGTAAGATATCAATGTATCAATATCACTGGATTCACTCATTGTCAGAAGAAATGCATCGTTTAACTCTTGAATTTTTAATCCAAATATATCCGAATCAAATTCATTAAAATCTTTTCTATCTAAATAAAATTTTACCATTATAAAAGACTACTTTTATGCTCTATAAATTCCTGTAGATTATGCCAACTTTGTTGAGCTGGTAAAAATGAATTAACTTCTTTAACAAATTCTCTATATTCTGGATGTGTAATATCCCAAACTTTTTCACTTTCATATTGTTCGTTACTAAAAGTTCCCCAATTATTTATTTTACCATAAAACACATTTGCTTTATTACCAAATATAGATACCATTAAATCATAAAAAAGTTTCATTTCTTTATAGTTCTTTTGTTGAACAACGAATGATGTTTTTACACTCTTTAAACTTTTAATAGTGTTTATGAATTTTAAATTTTCTATTAGTTCATCCCAATTACCACCCAATCTTACTTTATTTTCATAAGTATCCTTTGTAGCAGCATCAATACTTATCTCGCAACTTTTAATGTATTTGTGAATTTTGGGCATTGAATCCCACATCTTCTTATCCCATTTTGTTGCGTTTGTATGAAAATGTATTTTGTATAAATTAGGCCATTTTTTTGAATCAAAATTTCTTAAAAAATCTCTAAACCCAACTGATACGAAAGGATCACCACTTCCTGTTATATACAACGTTTTAGTAGTTTTCCCATATTGTTTCTCTATCTCATCAATAGTTGTTTTAACTCTATTTATACCATTTGAATCTTCTACAAATAAATTAACCCTACAAGATGGACATTTTAAATTACAAGTTCTATCAAAAGAAAATTGAATAGTAGATGGTGGTAATAATGTTCCCTTACTAAAAGAATCTATTTTTTCTTTAAATTCATATGGTATATCATTTTTATGATGCAATGTGTTTGTATTACCAATTTTTCCAAATTTAATTAGTTGATGTAAATATGGACATTGGCTTTTATCACAATGTTTAAAACTACCATCTAATACTGAATTTCTTATATCATTTGCTTCATCGGATTCCCATGCATCTTTTGGAGAAGTATGTTGTGGTAAATATTTTTTTAACCAAGATGCACAGCATAAAAATCTATCCCTCTCATGCATTTCTAAAGCAACGAAAGGAACAACGCACACATAATCTTTTAAATCAATACTCATAATAAACTTTTAATATATTTTTTAGGAGTATATTGATACGATGAAACATCTATATTTAGTTTTTTTGAAATATACTTAAATAATTCAAAATTTCCAAATACCCCTAAATGACTATCTATGATATTTTTGTCAGTTTCCTCAGTTATATTTGTAAATTTCTCATTAAAATTTATTAAATCAACTGATTTAACTTTATCAGATAAATCACTTGTCCATGTAATCATAATTGGATTCCAATTTTTATAAATATTTGGTATATTATTAATAAAGTTTATTTCATCTTTATTAACATTATCATCGAACCACCATTTGTTTCTTTCGATAAATTGACTTTCTATAAATTTTACAGTTTTATCATCCCACCCAAATAATTTTTTAAGATGAGTTCCATCTGATATGAATGAATATTTTTTCTTATCATCTATCCAATTAAATCTCTGTGGAGTTGTGAATATTATAATAATACGATCCCCCTCTTCATATTCTGGAAGATTACCTAATTGAAAAATAATCTGTTCGTTAGTAGCGGCTCCTACTCCATATGAATATACATCATAATAATGTGAAATATGATCAATCCAATGACCAAAATAATTATGATATTTTACAAAAGATTCAACCCCATCCAACCCCAAAAAAGGTTTACATTTTATAAGAGAGTTGATTTTTGAAAAATAGTTATTGGCCCAACTATCACCAAATACAAATAATCTTTTTTTCATATCATTTTTTTATCCGATGATAGTATATTAAAAAAATATTCTGATAATTGCTTATGACCTTTAAATGAAAAGTGTAAATCTTCAATTTCACCATTAGTTGCCTTCGTAATATTTTCAAAAATTTTTATCATATCCTTAACTTCCCATATTATACAATTTCTTACTTTTATATTATTTGTAAGAATTTTTTTTAAAAAATCAAATCTATTATTATCTCTAACACGATACATAGGATTTGTTAAAAAATAATATTGGAAATTTATCAACGCTTCAAATTCCTCTTTTGAAAATTTTTTACTAATATCGTTTTTCCAATCTGAATCTATTTCTACATAAGATAAAATTTCAATCCACTTTGAATCCTTTGGAATATTAAATCTACCATGAACGGTTTTACCAATTAAAATTATATCATTTTCTTTTATGTTATCAATGTTTTCTATTACCGATTGAAATATTTGCTCATTAGATGAACCATTTTGTCCATAATTTACTACAGCCATCTCTAATCTTTCACCTAAATGTATAGGCCATATATCATCTCCATCTTTTTTATATGAATAGTATGGTTTAAAATGACAATCCTCTACACACCCATATCCAAAAGTAAAACTATCACCAAATGTATGTATAGTACTCATATTAATGTATTATCAATTTTTAATTTTGTTTTAGATATACCTATTTCAAAAATTTCAATATCTTGTGGAAGTTCGATTAACCATTTTATAATATTCGATATATTCGAGTATTTTAGTTTTTGATTATTCACCGTTTTTGAACTTTCTAATGTATTCGGGTAAACATTTATAATACGAACTTCTTTATCCATACTTCTTAACTGAAATGTTTTTTGTTCTAAATCCATTTTATCGTCAATATACTTTTTGTTTGGCCCACCAAATATTATGGCAGAAGTTAAAATGTTTATTATAGTTTTTGGTTTATATTTCCACTCATTGTAAACATACTCAAATAAATCAGATTGTAGTTTATCTTTATATTCGTTGTTAATGAACACATCGTATTGATTTATTACATTTGGTAAGTGGTGTGCATAAGAATCAATAGAACTCATATAATCTACTTCATATCCATTTGTAGAAAGATATTCTTTTATGTTCTTTCCCAACCCATAATTTCCTGTTATTAAAATTTTCATAATAAATCTTTTCTATAATTTTCAAATTCTACGATTTCATCATTTATGGATAAAAGATTGTGAAATATTTTGTAAATTTCGTAACATCCTTTTGGCCCAGGATGAAAATCTTTTTCTTCTGCAATACCTTCATCATAATTAGATGAAACTTTGATAAGTTCCACAAAATCTGATGTTTGAGTATGAAAATGCTCACTCCATGTTACAAAAACTGGTTCATAATTTTTAATCCAATTTTTTAATTTTTTTAAAAATGATACCTCAACTCCTCTTTCACCATTTACCCATCTTTCTGATTCATTATATTTTATGTTATGCAGTTTATTTGCAAAATCCATATCTTCATAAAATGAAGGATTCATAAAAGGAGTACTTATGCACTGCTTTTTCCTAATTCCATAGAATCTTCGGGGTAACCTACCTGGTTCGGTAAAATACATTATTATCCTATCACCATCTTCATATTCCGGTAAATTTCCCAATTGAAATAATATCGAATAGTTATCTGCTCCATATTTGCCAAATTTGAAAACTTCATAATGTTTTTCTAAATACCAAGTCCAGTGAAATTTGGGTATTTCCCAATCCACAAAAGAATCCCCTAAAATAAATAACCTTTTTTTCATTATATTATTTCTTTTAATTTTTTCTCCACCACCATACTAATCTTTCTAACTGAGGGAAGTTTGAATTTATATCCAATTTAATAGGAATATGTATTGATAAATTAAATTGTTTTGTTCTTTTGTAAAAATCAGAATAGAATATTCTATTATTAGTTTTATGTAAGTATTTTTCATTATGACCGATGTAATCAATAAATGGCTGATTCCTCATAATAATATACCCACCTGGTTTAACCCAACTCACCACCTTACTAAGTTGATATTCTTGTTGGGTTCTTGAGGTGTATTGAAGTGAACCCAAACATAATGCCACATCTACTGATTCTAATTCAATATCAATATCTTCAATAGATGCCAGTTTATCAACCTCTGGATAGTTTTCTTTATCGAACCCATATAGATTATTAATTAGCCCTTTAAATAAATTTTCTCCACACCCCACATCTATTACTTTGGAGGGGTTTAAATTATTTACATCTTTGACTAGATTGTACCCAGAATACTTATAACCTTCCATTACTTCTTTACTATATCTACCTATACCTGGAACTATAAATAACATTGGTTTCATTATATTATTTGTTTTTTGGTACTTTGTTTTAGTCTGTTTGATGGGTGTAGATACTCATTTAATTTTTCAGAATCAATATTATTTATGCCCCATGAATTAATAATTCCTAAAGATTTATTCCTATCTTCCCCATACAGGTCTTCATACCAGATAATATTTCCTTCTAACTTTTTAATAGTTTCATGCAATATCTCTTTATCATGAATTAGTTTTTCTCGTAATCCACTTTTTTCAAACTCATTTATAACTTCAAGAGGTATATCGGTTGTGTACCATTTTTTGTACCACGGCCTTACATCTCCATTTGATTCATTATTAACTTTATATGTTAAATTAACTATACTTAAAAAATGCTCATCTAAATTTTTTCTATCAATCCAAAGTACTTTATCAAAATTTTTTACAAACTCAAATATAAATGATTGCCAATTTTTAAAACCATGATATCGTTTTGGAGTTTGCCCTACCAATGTTTTAACCAAAGTATTTTTTTCTTTATCAAGAAAAAAATTAAGTTGTTCTTCTTTATTTCTATTCCACCAACCAAATTGAAATTTTTTTTCATTAACACCTGTATATGTGGTATCCATACTAAATGGTTCTGGAATAATATGATATTTTTGATTATGGAAAGCATCGGATAACGATATCGTCCCACATCTACCTATTCCAACTAACAAAATATTCATATCAAAGTTTCTTTTTTATCAAACATTATTACTAATACCTTTCTAACACCACTTTCAATTTTAGATACAGAATGTCTTTCTTTAAAACCTTCGAAATTTATAAACATACCTTTTTTATTAAAAGATATAATGTTATCATCGATTATCAAATCTCCTCCGGTAAATTTATCTTCTAAGAGTATCAATGTAGTTTGTAATACCGTTTTTTTATCCAAATGTGGATTTGTATAATTTCCTTCATTATAAATTAATTCATAAAAAAAATCAATTTTAAAATTTTCTTTTCCAAATTTTTTAAGTAAAAATGCGTTCAACTCTTTATCATGCAAACCATAGTGTTTCATAGATGAGATAATAAGAGCATTATCATCTCTCATAACGGCATATGGATGCTTTTTTTTAAGAGTAGCGTATTCACTTTCACTCATACCCATATTAGCATTCAATGAATTTATTATAAAATTATATTCAGTATTATCTAATATCCCTATTTCCATTATAAAATTTTATTTTTTGATATTTCATTTTTATTGAACTTCCTCAATCTCTTAGGAGAATTCAAATCATATAAATCTTCATAATAAGTAATTGGAACTCCTAATTTCTCACTTAGTGCCACTAATTGATTATGGGTTTCTTTAACAAATTCTAAACAATCTTCCAATTCCTTATCTGATATACCTTCATAATAATATTCCATCCAAGATTTAAATCCATCAGTTCGATTTTTAAAATGATATATTGTACTTTCGGCACATTGTTTTAGATCTCTTCTAGATAGGAGTATAACCTTATCAAATTTCTCTGCCAATTTTAAATTATCTCTGTGATGATGTATTATTGTTTTCACGACAATATTATCCTCCGATTCATTATATACCCATCTATTAATTCCATCGAAGTATTCATTTTCAATTTCTCCCCTAAATGGCTCAAATATTGGCTTTAAGTTATTTTTTTCTGCGAGTTTAAATAATAAATTAGATGAACCTGTTCTCGCCAATGCTATTATTAAAACTTTCATAGGAATGATTTGTTACCCTTTTTAATCCATATGTTTAATGAAGCTCTATAACCTTTGGTCACTGGCTCAACACCATGCTTCAAATGATGTCCATCAAATAAGATGCAATCACCTTTTTGAGTTTTATATTTTTCATTCTCTATAATAAAATTTCCACCTTCATACTCATCCGTTAGTGTTATACATAATGTATAATCACTTCTTTCATCTATATGTAAATCTAATGATCTATTATCCTCATATTCACTTACATTTATCCACGAAATATAAAAAGGATTTAAGGGACTTATCGGTGTTATTTTTTCTTTAATTCGATTTTCAAAATGTAGATTTCTGTTAGTTCTTGCATGCCAACCGTATCTAGCTCTTTTATCTTCTTCAAAATGTTCTTTTGAGAAAAGTAATATTTCTTTACACTCTTCTGGTGTTAAAAGTTCCCTATAAATTCTAATTTCTTTATCCATTTTATATAATTTGTTTTTCTGATGTTAGAATTGATTCGGTATCAATGTGAATTACAATACTTTTTCTAACTCCTAATAATACTGGTTTTACTTCATGATACATTTTTGATTCAAAAATATATGGATAACCTTTTCTTTTTTCCATTATTTTAAAATTATCATCATAATCATATACAACAAAATCACCGCCTTCATAATCCTCATTTATGTGGAATCCCGATACATATTTTCTTTTCGATCCTTTTGCCCACATTAATGTATCATCTCTATGTTTTAAAAAAAAATCACCAACATTATAATTTATAAAAAAAGTATCAAATAAACTTAAATCATATCTCCTAAACTTTATATCTAATTTATTTTCAACCCAAATAAGTAATTTTTTTAGAAATACACTTTTTTCTTCATTACTAAGACGGTGGGATGAATATCTCCTATCATCTCTTTCTACCCTAGCAACTTTATATGATAACTTATCAATAAATGATAAATCATCTTCGCTAATTAAATTATCCGATTTTATAATCATCACAAAAGTTGTTTTTTTAAATCTAAATGTTCATAGAAATAGAACCCAATTAAACTCCACCTATTACCATGTGTAACTTCTAAAACCTCATGTTCCAATGAATGCTTAAATGTATAAATTTGACCTGTTTTTTTAGGAAGAACCACATATTGGGGTTCATATAAAACAAAATCACCACCTTCATAATCCTCATTTAAGCAAACTCCTATGTTATGAATTTGATTCACATAATATATATCTCTATGTCTACCAAATCTATCTCCTACTGAATAATCAAATAAGTGAACAGCATCTAAACTCTTAACAACTTCTATTCCTGTAGTTTCGGTAAAATATGAATCCAATCTATCAAATATCCACTTTGTTTCATTATTACATCCAATTGAATAAAAATCATAACTAATAGGCCTGGGAAATTCATTTCTTTCGGTTTTTTGTAAAGTATTTGAAAGATTTATAATAGAATCACATTCATTTTTAGTAAAATGTATCATAATAATGTTTTATTTATACCAAAATCATTCCTCTCTAACCATATAACAAATGCATATCGTATTCCACTTGTAATTTCTTCCATACTATGTGGTAAAGTTCCTTCGAACATTACAGTATTTCCAATTTCTTTACCCAAAATCACATCTCCATACATCATGTTACCCCCCTCATAACTATCCCCATTAGATAATTGTACTATAATAGTTTTATATCGATGTGGGTATTTTTCCCAAGTATCAACGTGTTTTTTAAAAAAACAACCCTTATCGTACTTCAATATCCTACCTTCTTTTATTGAAGTAATACCAAATCTTTTCAGTTTATTTAAAACCATATCTAAAATAGATTTATCTACTATCAACCACTCTTCATACTTTCTATCGTCAATATTTAATAGACTATATTCTTCATTATTCTCAATACCATTTAATATAATAGAACACTCATCTTTTGTAAATAATACAGATTCCATACTAAATAAATTTTGTTAGCCTATTATTTTCTAATTCTTTTTTAAATAAATCTTCAACATATTCCCAACCAATATTGGTATCACAATATAGAATTTCAAAAACTCTCATTACTAATTTTATAATTTCATCTTTTATATGCCTATTATCGTTTAAAAATTTATCAAAAAATAAATTTACTATTTCGTATGATGGGAAATAAAATAATGAATTCATTGTATCGGTATTTTCTCTCATAAATTCATCAAGAGAAGCCTTTATAATAGCTTTTGATGTTAAATTAGCGGTAACACACGACATATCACGAAAAGTTGCTGCCATAGGAGTAGGTGATACCGTAAATATGACTTTACAATTTGGTATATATTTTTTGATAATATTATACAATTTTAAAAAGGTATCTTTAGTTTCAGTTAAAGAAAGTATTCTAAATCGGTGTTTAGCTGGATCGTATCGATATGTAGGAACTGCTTTCCAAAAAGTTTCCCCACTTTCAATTTCTTCCCAAACCTCTGATAACCCTATTGAAAATACAAAAACTTCAGTATTTAAAAATAATTCCTTTGTCTTAAGCCTAATATTCTCATCTATCCCATATTCCTCTACGTTTGCCCCATACCATAATCCTTCTGGTATAGGTTTATTCTCCAAAACCCATTCAAATTGTTGATATATTGATTTAACATTTGCTAACCCCTCTCCCATATTAGAAATATGAATTTCAGGAGCAAAATCGGTTGTTAATTTAAAATTGTTTGTTTGTAGCATTCGTATAATATGGCCAACGAAACAACTACCAAACGCAGTTATATTTGTATGTTTTTGTATAAAGTGTTTTTCCGGAATCCACCCCTTTAAGATAAATTCTTGTAAAAAAATTGGATTTCTAAAATCTCCTTTATATGGATTAAATTGCACACCATTTTCACCTCTAAAGAACGAATCCCCTATATCACTTTTATCAACGTGTTTCATATTAAACTTTTGTTTTGATTCGTATTAGATAAACTATTTGTGATAGAGCCTACTAATACAATTCTGTTAGTATCATTTGATATATCTTTAACAAAAGAATCTGATTCAAAGACAACCAACTCTCCTTTTTTAAAATTGATTTCTAAAAAATCTGAATTTATATTAAATTTTATTTTTGAAGTATCGGTTTCAACAAAATATAAAAAAGACCACTTTGGTTTTATTGATATACCTTCATTATATATAAAAGGATTTATAGTCAAATTTTGTAATTCATCGTTATTCTGAATATACCCCCATAAATTTTTAATGTAAATCTCTATTTTTTGATTATAATGAGATTCTATTAAATGAATTACATTAGATACTATTTCTTTAATTTGATTACTAGTCAAAAGCATCTCATACGAATTGGAAGGTGAAACTTTTGTTATTTGTTTATTTTTAAAAAGTTGCTCACCTAATGTAGTATTATCAATATTTAAATAGCTTCTAATCATTTTACTATTTTTTTATCATATATTATATTCTTAAATTTAATAGGTGTATCGAAAGTAGTTTCTTCTTCTAAACTAAAACTTAAATTACTAGCATATACTAACCTATCCTCAATTGCACTTTGATTTGGAACTGCCATATGCTCTAAATCACCTGAAAATATTAATACATCATTTTCCGATGGGGTATATGAAAAAAGTTTTTTATCTTCTGTTTTAAAAATAATATTACCCTCTCCTCTCTCTAAATCTTTAGGAATTTGTATGTAAAATACAAAGGTATATTGGGTTTTGAGAGATGTTTTATTTGATGAAAAAATGTACTTGTGAGTATGCATCCAATTCATATTAAATGATTGGACTTGTGTGTATATCCAACTTGATTTTGAATATACATTAGTATCTATCCCAAAATTTTTATTAAAAATATCTAAAACAAAGTTATCTATATCAAAAAATTCTTTACATTCTAAAAAAGTCAAAAGAGAATTAGATTGCCTATCTTCTTCATAAAAATATAGTTTCTTATTTTGATCTATTCTAAGTTTAAAATCATCTTTTGCATAAGCTCCATTATATCTCGCTTTATGTAATTTATACTTTTTGGATAAATCATATGAAATCAAACCATTGTTATATGATTCCTGATTTAGTATATTTGTTATATTTTCCATATTTGAAAAGTATTTCTTCACCCTGCTTAATATCCCTCAGCGCCTCCAAAGTATTTCTATCCACATTCGGTTCTTCATCCCATCCACAGCTATTTACCCAGTGTATAGGAGTCTTATATATCCAATGGCATCCCTTATTTAAGTATCCAATTAATTCATAACCATCCCCCATTTTTTCAAAGCTCCACATATCTAAAATATGTTGTTTGGTTTCATCATTTAATGAATTAATATCACTTTGTTTAAGTGAGTATAGTTTACTATCCCCATCCCATTCCTTAAAAAGAATTTCACCTTTTTTAATTAATCGAAGTGAAAAAACTCCAACTCCGTTTATCGGGCTAGGCTTAAGTTTAATATTTACACAATCTTTTATATAATTAATTACTTCCATTATATAAAATTTTTTGGAGGAACATTAAAGTTCGTTCCGTAATTAGCCAGTAATTCTTCTCCTTTTTTTATATCTCTTATCGCAATTGGATTTATAAAATTATTCGTATCTATATTTGCCTTATTCAACCCACTATTAATAAACATCTTAGGCCAAATATAAATCCAATGAAATCCCCTTTCTAATGGAAAGAAAATTTTTCCAATTTCTTTTTGAATAAAAATTTCTTCCCCTTCTCTATTGATATATAAAAATCTATTGTCAAATGTTTCATAAATATTTTTTTTCAAATCATCTGGTAATAAATTAAGCTCGTCAATTGTTATAGAATATATTCCTGATTCACCCTTCCACACTTCAAATATAGCATCTCCTTTTTTAATATCTCTGACAGCAAAAAAGCCAACCCCATTTATTCGGCTTGGCTTTAATACTGATACTACGAATTTATTTATATATTCGAATGCATTCATAACCTTTATTCTCAAGCAAAATTAAGAATGTTTCTGCTTGATATATTGAATTAATTTTGTTAAAATCGCTGAAGTTTTTAATTTTTCAGCAGAAGTAAGTAGAGTAACAGGTTTATTGTTAATCTCAGATACTTGTATAGATTTATATTTTGTAGGTTTATTCATTTTATTAAAGTTTATTATGTACTAAAATTGAATTTGCGTAAAAATTGTGATTATCCGAAACATCTAATAGATTATATACTTCAATATCTTCCTGTTTAAACTCTACGCTTAGTATTTCACATTTACCATCAATTGTTTTTACGAAATCACCAGCTTTAACATCTGATGCGTTTACCCACCCCTTATCAATTATAAAGAAAGGATGCTCTTTTGTACATCTGGTTTCTTTATTACATAAGCAATTTATAATAACTGTTTCATTAACAATGTGTTTCTTTAAATCTCCCACTGTACCACTTTCGTTTATCAACATAACTTCATTGAATGTTAATACCTTATCACCTATTTTGATTTCCTCAATCGGTTTAAGTGTACCATCTTCAAGTGTAATATCAGTTCCAGCTACGAAACACTTATTGTGAACTAAAACTTTATTTGCATAAAAGTTATGATTATTTTCAACAGTTATAATATAAGTTTTTGTTAATTCAGAATCAACGATTACTTCTATTTTTTCAATCGTAGAACTTGATAAATCCGATAAATTAACAACATCCCCCTCCTTTATCTGAACTACTTCTTTTTCCAATTTATATCTTTCAGTTGTCAATGATGGGCTAAATGAAGCTAATTCTAATCCATTTACATAATATGGGTGGTCATAAGTAGAAGTTAAAGTTGTTCCATTTGATAAGTAATATTTTACTAAATCATTGTGATTAGGGGAAAATACTCCGCTAACTTTATTAACTTCCTGTTGGTTAGTACTTTCATTGTATGTTAATACTAAATCTCCTATTTGAATATCTTCTATAACTTTCACTTCACCATTTTCTAATTCAACTTCAGTTCCAGCTACAAAACAGAATCTGTTATGTACTAAAATGTTGTTTGCAAAGAAATTATGATTTTTTTCTATATCAATTAGGTTATAAACCTTTACATCTCCTTCTATAACTTCAACTTTTAATAGTTTACTTTCTCCGTTTTGTAATTTAACTATATCTCCAACTTTTATACTTTGTACAGGTTTATCTAGGCTATACTTGCTATTAGATTCATTATTATCAAATGAACACCAACCTTTTTCAACTACATATATCGGATGGTCAATTGTACATTTTAAAGATTCTCCGTTATCAAACTGATAGTGTACAATTTTATTGACTAATTTAGAAAATACATTCACAACCTGACAGAATACTATTTCATTTTTTCCTAAATCATAGGTACAAATTTCATCTCCAGGTACTACATCTTCTATATTTTTTATATCACCATTTGATAGAGAAATTTTAGTATCTCCGGTAAAACAAGGTGCGTTGTGAGTTACGAATGAATTTATAGGAGTAGTTCCTGCGATAATGTATGTATCGGTATCCTCTACATCTATTTCAATTAAATTTAAATCAGGATCATCGGTTACATATAATTCATTTGAAGTTACTTCTGCCTTTGAACCATCATAATCAATTAAAAAATGATTATTCGGTTCAATTGTCTGTGCGGTTTTCCAAGTAATTAAATTGCTACCACTATCATATACTAAGAAAGTTTTTTGTGGTGCAACAAATAATGAATCTTCGTTATTATTAACTGATATGTTAATTAAAGTTTTATTAACCAACGCTTTTTCATTTTTGTATATTACACTTGAGGTTGTCAATAATGAGCCACTAGGTAATGTATCCCCATCAATGTAGTAGTTTAGATAATTTATAGTTTCATCACTACTCCATCCACTTACTTGATATGATTTTAACACGTCTCCTACTGAAAGAGATTGAATTTCCACTTCAGTATCATCCGCTTTTATAACTAAATGTGTTCCTAAAATGCCATCAAACCCAAATTCATTTTTAACTAAGTTTGTAGCAAATTCATAATAGTGTTCTTTGCCAATTTCACTTACATATCTTACTGGACTGTGTATAGATCCAATTGGTAAAGAAAATATCGCATCTGATTTATATTCTGCTAAATTTATTAAATCTAAGTTTGAACCATATATAATCCCAAAACTACGAATGCTAAAAACATTATCGGTTATTGAAGTAGGATTTATATGATATTTTTGTATCATATTATTTTCATCCGAAATAACTGAAATAAATTCAGTTAATCTATTATCATTAGATTCTCCTTCAACCTCAGACCCTATTTTATAAAATGATGTTACCGTTCCAGCTTCTGCAATAGGTTTTACTACTACATCTGGAAGATTAGATGCGTTGAACGAAGGAGTTATTAAATCATAGAATCCTTCACCTGAAGAAGAATGATAAAACTCTACTACTGATCCACTATCATCATTATCTGCAAATAATTTTAATAAGTTTAATTTACCCTTCGCATATTCAGAATCAAAAATAGCTGCTTCATCATACGCCATTCTTAGTATAAACGTATCCTCACTATCAGTCACCGAAGCGGGGTAAATAGTATTAAAGTTTTCGTTAATTATAGTAAATGTATCAATAAATGATGCACTTGCATTTAAAGAAGAAGATAGGTGTAGAACCCAGTCACTGTGTATATTTGGTTTGTTTATTACAGTAAACTTTGTAATATTATTATCAGATAATACATCAATCAATTCAGAGTAATTCATATACCCCAATCTACTTTTGGGTATATTAGTATCAGTATTAACCTCTAATAACCTAAAATCACCATTTTGGTCTTCAATAAAATCCGCAGAAAATAGCGTTCCTTTCATTTTTTAATTTGTTTCTTTTTGTATGTCTATAAATATGAAAAACATAAATAATATGGATTATCCTTTGAAAAATACTATATCAAACTAAATTTAGATTTGCAATACCCTTCCAATGGTTTTACGAAAAAATTCAACAAAATTGTACGGTATGTATCAAAATTACTTATTTTTTCTTTATTAAATTCACATATATCCTTGACTTCTCCTACATCCCACTTTTCAAGTAACATAAGAGCGGAATCGATTAGGGAATCTATATTAGAAGTTGAATTATATGATTCATCTATTACCGATTCAAACGTTTTAAACCCTAACTTCCCTAAACAATGTAGATGGTTTTTAGTTGCATTGGTAATAAACGGCATACCTAAGTACATAGGTTTAAAAGTTTTTTCGGTGTGATGGATTACATCTTTTTTATTTAAGTGAGTTTCATTCACAATATCTACTTTGGAACTATAATACCACATAGGATTTATTGTATAAAGGTATTCATCTGCAAATTGCAAACCACTCCCATACATAACATCTCCTTCTAATTGAATTGAATTACCTCTATTTAATCCATTCTTATTCTTAAATTCCTCATTTATCAGCTTATCATCGAACATAGTAGCAACCCAACTCCACATCGTATTTTCTAATAAACCCCTTTCCCATAATCTTTTTAGTAAATTATATTTATGAGTTGATACTCTTCTATTAAGACACAAAAAATCTTTAGATTTAGGCATCTGAAAGTGATTATGCACCTCCTCCACATATTGATTCATATAATAGGGAGTTGCAATTAAAAAATGTGGAAAATAAAATGTTTTTAATTGGAAATTACCTATCTTTGTAATCATTGATTCAAAATCAAATGAATTATTTTGAGCCATTAAAATTTTGCTAGATGGGATTCCAACTGATTTTAACTTGTTTAAAAAATCAATTTTTTCTAATTCATTTATAACAGATTCCGCCTCAGTTGAATGATCGGCTAAAAAATAAAAATTAAGATTATTTAATTTCTTTACTAATTCTAAAAATTCATTTGTATGTGTTTGGAAAGATGGTTTTATTGCAAACTTACTCTCCCACTTAAAAACTAAAATATTAATATTAGAATGTGATATAGTATCATATTCTATTTTTTTGAAAGTATTTGGATATACACTTTCAAATAAAAATCTAATACCACTATCTCCTGATACATCACTTACCCAAAATTGAATATCATTTTGTTTCATTTTTTTCCTTTAACCCATATCTAATCCATTTGTACCAAACTCTTTCGTGTAGATAATATTGAATAGGTTTATAAATCAACTCTGCTACCCCAAAAGCTGCGCCTACTTTAATAGACCCACTCACCCACCACATTATAAGAAATCCTATTAAAGTACTTACAACGCGATACGAAATAGTTTTGGCTATATGTCTTTTAATCAATGGCATACTCTATTACATCTCCATCGGTATCCATATACCCTTTTCTAATTTTTGTTCCACTAATTAATTCAACATCTGCAGGTGGATGATGATGGATAACATCATACCCAACACCTCTTCCATAGTTTACCGATTCAATATCAGGTATAATTGATACATATAATTTATCCCAATTTTGCTGAAAGAATGGTTCATTTGATAAATCTTTTAAAACTTGTTGTGCAGATTTTGGATTATTTTCGTCCACTTCCACATCTCTGATTGCTACCCATACATTTTTTCCTTTATCCAATTGTTGGCGGATTAACCATTCATGTCCTGCGTGCCATGTTTGCCATCTTCCGATGAATAATGCGTATTTTTTCATATTAGTGATTTTAATTTTTGAAATGTTGTAAATTCGTCTTCACTTGTTGTATCTAAATCAATAAAATTCTCTAAAGGAGATTCATAATTACTAACATGATATCCTTCTCTTCCTCTTTCACTTTGAGTGTGTACATATATTTCCTTTATGTTATTACCCATTTCGGTTTTAAAAGATTCCCTTTGATCACGATAAGGTGATACTAAAGAAACCATAACTTTAAATCCTTTGTGATGTAAGAATCTTGCCAAATTTTGTGCAAGTTCTATATTTTTCCTTCTACCCACTTCCGAATAATCTTTATTATCATAAATGGCTCTTATATCATCACCATCTACTATGATAGAATCATTTGGAAAATGCGCTAACATCCAATTAGCCAACGTAGTCTTCCCTGCTCCTGGTTGTCCAGTAAACCAATATATCATGGGTACATAAATTTTAAAAGTTGATCATTATTTGTTTTAATAAATTTTATCCAAATATCCATATTATTAAAGTATTCATCTAAATATTTTATTTGGGTTGAATTATACCAATTGAAATCCTGTTGTAACAAAAAATTCAAATGATTTAAGTATTCTTCTTCATTTAATCCAAAAAAATAAATAGGAGATGTGAAACTCATTCCTATACTTTCTAAAAATACCTTAACCTCTGGTTTACCATAATACATAAAAGGTAGAGCAGTTCTCAGTGGTTTATGTATCTTCTCAGATATATGAGTACCTTCCATCACTAAATGAGGAGCAGTTTCAGTTATGATTTCAAAATACGATTCTAAATAAATTCTATAATTGAAATGGGGGAGTGTTCCAACGTGATTAATTCCAATTAATGTTTTTTGAAAACGAACATCATCTGTCAAATGTGATAAAGTAGGATATGTATCGTAATAAGATGGATAATCAATATTAAATTCATTTATTTCACTTAATATCTTACTTTTATCTAATTTACATCCTTCAAAATCAATTAGATTGAAAGATATATTACCTTCATTTTGTTTATTATTTTTGTATAAAAATTTTAATATTTCGAATCTAATATCAGAATAGTGATTAATTAGAAACATATATTTTTTCTTTATAGTTCCTATATCTTGTCTTTTAAGATATTTCCAAAAATCAAAAAAATTACGAACATAGACATCATCGTATATCCACTCCGAATTATTCAGAAATAAAACTTTATTCTCTTGATATTCCTCTATATTAGTTGTTATAAATAAAATCTTCCCATCTTTAAATAAATTAGTAAAAAAATTTATTTTATCCTTTGTAGTAGATGCTTCTTCTCTATAAAATGATATTAGAAATTTATATTTTGATAAACCATCGCCTAATAGTTTTTTGAAATTTAAAGTAAATCTATCTTTATATTGATCACTAAAGAAATTAAATGTATCAAATCCTTTTGGTATCTCAATTAATCTTAAGGAAGTATCAAATTTTTTATCTATTGTTACACCAGTTGGTACTCTGGCATTTACACCACACGGGCCTATCTCTAAGTTTAAATTAAAATCAATATGTATTCCTTCTAACATTCTTTTATTAAATTTAAAATATTTTCTCCAAAATATTCATGCCCTTCTAAACTATAATGCAAGTTTTCTATACCAACATCTTTTAATGTATATGTGTTACTTTCTATTTTTTTAGTTTCATCAACATTTAATAAATTGCTTACTAATTTATGATACTTAAATTCCATTGTATTTGCCATTCTATGATAAATTGAGAATCCTTTAAAATTTACAGCATCCATTAAACCTTTAAACGCTAACAAAATATTTAAATTTTCATAGTTTACTAAATATTCAGTATTCACTAAATTATTATAATACTCAAAGAAATGAGTGAATTTGTTTATATCCAGTGGAATTTTATATTCATCTATCCAATTTTTTAGTGTTTGTAAATCGGATAATCCTGGATTAAGGGTAGTTGTTAGACTTTTATATGTCATATCACCTCTATATGAATTACTCCATTGAGTTATACATAATGGATTTTTAAATTTGAAAAAAGATACTTTATCATATGGGATAAATTCCTTTGTAGATGGATTTAAAAAAATCCAATGTTCATCATACGCTTTATAATCATAATTATGAGAATCATTTTTTGTAGGCCCAACATTAAAAAGATAATACCATCTCCTTAAAATAGATTTATTAGATGAACCACTTCTGGATATATTAAGAACAGGAACATTTAGTAGTTCTGCAATTTTAACTCCCCAACTAAAAGAGCGGTCTAAAAACACTTCTGATTGAGAATGATTTTTCAATTTTAACCATAAATCATAATTATTACAATCATCTTTATATGTTTCAAATTGCTTTGTTAAACCATTTCCCTCTGAAAAGGAATCACCATTAATTATAACTAAATCGTAACTCATTATTTTAATACTACAATTCTATTGTTTTTTGCTTTCATTTTTTAAGGTACATGATAAGTGATTTGTTCCAACTAAATAATCATATTCAGTCCCAATGGTTGATTCACCACAATATTCACATATCCATTCTCCTTCCATTGTAATTTCATAAGAACCACCCATATCATGAAGTGTTTCTACTCTAAATTGTTTTTTAGAAATCAATTCCCTATTAGATTCTCCAACTTTTCTTTTATAAATGGTCTTACCGCCATCAGGTGATTCATAAATAGAACCAAATGGATTTTCTAATAAAAGTTGTTTTTCAATAAAATTTTCAACTGTTTCTTCATTCTTAATTTCTCCAATATGTTTCAATATATTTGAAAACTCCATATTGGTATTGAGGGATAAAGTTGCAACTTCATCCCCCATTTCCACTGTAATTTTAATTTTTTTCATTTAGGTATTTTGCTCTAATGTAAAGAATTCTTTTGTATTTTCCAAATCTGGTTGAGAAAAACTTTCACCTAAATGAATTTCCTCTTCCAATTCATATCTTTCTAGAATTCTTTTTACGATACCACTTCTAACGCAATCTTCTTTTGAGAATTCTACTTGATATACCCCCTCTACTCCACTCAATCGCTTCCATATATCATAGAATCCACTTTTTGTGTATGCAGGAGCTCCATTAGTTCTGTATTTATCACATTGAGAAAGGTCTCCACATATTACCATTTTGCTATCATCTGATATACGCGTAACAAGAGTTTTTATTTGAGCAGGTGAAGCGTTTTGTGCCTCATCCATAAAAATATACGAATTAGAAAAATTCAACCCTCTAAGGAAGTTTAATACCTTAAATTCTAATTTCCCTATCTCAATTAACCTATTAGTTTCTTTTTCTCCGATTATTTTATAAAGTATTCCTAATGATGATTCGTTATGATATGCTATTTTTTCCATTAAATCACCCGGTAAGTGTCCGAGCTTATCTTCGTTACCAACATCAACAGTTGGATTTATGATAACCATTTTAAATATTCCACTGTTCCTCTGATATAATAGTTCTATTCCTTTTTGAATCCCTACAAATGTTTTTCCTGCTCCTGCCAATGCATGTGCCATAACAATTTGATTTTTTTGAGATTCTATTGCTTTGTAAAATCGTTTTTGGTTTTTTGTCTTAAATTCTATCGGTGTAATTAATTTTGGTATCCCTCCTACTACCTTTTGCTCTACTATTTCTTCTATTGTGTTGGCTGTAACTTCTAACTCAGTAGTTTTTCTTAATCCTTTAGATCTTACTTTCGGCATGATGATAATTTAATTTTTGTTAATTATCTGTAACCTGATTCAACCTTACCAATATTAGTTTCTGAACTTCTTGATTCGGTCTCCTTCTTTTCATTTTTTTCACTTTAATCTTTTCTAAAGTATCTCTAATTTCTATACATTTTTCGTAATCTTCTCTTTGCTGAAAATAATTTATACACTCTTCCAAAACGGCAGTATATTCTTCAAACGGAATTAATATCATAGTGCGAGTGTATGCATCAGCGGCTATACACAATTCTTCACTTTTTTTAGATGAGGCTGATTTGATTTCGGAGAATAATAGAGAGTATAGTTCATCTCTATTTTCATTTTTTTTATTCCCACTATTTAAGTATTCTCTCCAATTAAGTCTGTAATATATTCTCTTCATAGAATGTGGGTTATTACTACATATAATTATTATCCTCTTTCAGATTAAACAAAGGATATATATTATCTTTTTATCCCGCAGTTCCGGTGCCAGTATTTGTTCCTCGTGGTATTATTGAAGCAATAACTGGAGTAGGTCTTAGAGGTGGATTTATACGATTAGATTGAATAAGACTTTTTAATTTAGCTTCTGCATCTTTTTTAATTTGCTCACTAGCTTGATC